GAATGTTCCTGAAGAATCCCCAGTTCCTGCATAAGTGTCCCATTTATTCATAAATGAAGCTGCGGCTTTATCTCCAAATTCTGTTCCTGCCATATTCATAATGGCAGCAGCTTCCTTGTAATCTTTTACATTTTCTGAATAATTAAGGCCGTACAATTGGTTGACATTGCTCTGAGTTGGAGAAATGCCATATTGTATGGCAGCACCTGTTGCTTCTGTCATACTGGTTTGTGCAACACCAAGAGTTCTTGCATACCCTTGAATAACAGTAGATAAATCATCCATGTTATTTTTTGTGAGACTTGTCTTGTCAATAATGTCAAGAATCAAGAAGAGAATCTTCCCATTTAGTAATAATTTCTATAAGATTCTGCAATTGAGCTGTAATCATTTGAAATAAAAACATAGTTGCAGCCATTCCAGAAGCCATCATGCCGAACTGTGCCATGCGCCCGAGCAAAGGATTCTGAGGCATTTGGGATATACGATTTTTACCATTTGATACCCCTCGCCTGGTGCCCCCTCGCTCTTCCAAAGTTCGTGCCCATCCTCTTGAGTTTCTTTCTTTTTCTTTTCTTTCTCTGTCTATATCTTTTTTAATTCCTGCCCAGTGTTTTTTGTCAGAGGCAGACATTTTGTTCTCATCATTCATAAACCATGGATCTGCACTTCTCAGTCTTTTTTTTTCTGCCCTATCCAAACGACCTTCATGCCGAGCTTCTCTTCTTGTTAGTTTTCTAGCCGTTCTTTCGTCTTGTATTCTTTTTTCGATAGCCTCTCTATTTTTTGCTATAAAATAATCAGAATTATTAGCTATGCTTCTCTGGATTCTGGCATTTGCCGTATCAATATCTGTCTGTCCTGTAGATGAATATATTCCTGATCTGGCTTTAGATTCTTCATACGCCCCGTCAAAATTTTTCATGAAACGAGATTTTTTATCTGGACCATCCATTTTTTGAGCAAGTTTATTAATAGACCTTTTTAAATCCCTGTTGGTCGCATTGAGCATAGCAGATGCTCTTTGTCCGCTTGCTGCGATTCGCTGATCCTGTCTTTTTATGGCATCGTTTCTTGCGCTTGCCGCAGGACTCTTGTTGAGACTATCTGCCAACTTAGCCTGGCGTCTTAATTCATCAGACCTTCGAGCAGTAGCAAATTGATTGGTAATTCTTTTTTTTTGTTTTTCTAATCCGGTATGGGATTGAAGTTTCTTTTTATTTGCATTTTCTATTTCTTTAACAGAATCTACAGCGCTTTGTTTATCAGTTCTTTTTTTATTTTTTGCTATGTCCTTATTAGTTTGATCGGTCTTTTTTTTTATAGCATTTAACTTTTTATCGATGTCGGTATTTTTAGTATCAACATCAAATCGAATTTTATATCTTCTTGCAACCAGGGCTTTAAGTTTGGCTTTTAATGAATCAATTTCTTTATCGGCTTTTTCAGATGATATTTTTATTTTTAGCTCATCAAACATAAAAAACTCCTACAAAAAAAGAAGGGATAAGAGAAAACCCCTTATCCCTTTTTGGATTTATTGTTAGATTTTGGTGCCTTTTTTTCCACATAGTACCCGTCTATTACGTTAATGAACCGCCTGTATTCTTCTCTTTCTTCAAACCGGAAAATATTATTCTCGTTCAGCCAGTTCGTTATTTCAGAATAAGGGATAGCCCCAATACCAAATCCTGTTTGTCGTGAAGAAGAAAGCTGTGTAAATGCTATCCAAAAAGGCACGGCATCAAAATAAAGTTCTGGCATATTTTCCAATGCTGGCACTCTTCGGCCTGCTTCTTCAAGCCCTTGAAAAAATTCAATGTTGTCCGCAGAGTATTTGCAAAAGAACTCAACGTACTGTTTTAGTTTTTTTCCAAATCCTCATTTAAGTTTTCCTGATATGCTTCAAACTCTTCAGAATATCCAATAATTTCTTCTTTAAGTTCTTTTAATTCAGGATCAGTTAAAAGCAATTTTGCTGTTTCTTTGGAATATGGAACTTCTTTTCCATCTTCTCCTGGCAAACCTTTCCAGTCTTTTAAAAGGGTATCAACAAGAAGATTAATTTGAATTCTATCTTCAACTTCAGGAGCAACATCTTTCCCTCTTCGAAGCTGTTTGGTGTAAGGTTTATAAAGTCGTTTTAAAGCTTTTTTATACGCTGGATTTCCAGCTCTTGCTACTTTAACATGTGCCCCCTCGATAAGAATCAAAGGAAACCATTGTCCCTCTGATTCTGTTGTGAGGTTTGTGCCATAACTTTGTTTAATCTGTTTCAAATCCATCTTTGACATAATTTTTTCTCCCCGTAATGAGTTATAAATGCAAAACTTTTAAATCATTTTGCAAAGGTTATTAAATGGTTTTGATGTAATACAGATCAACAACCATAGTTCCCTGGTCGTAATCGGTAAAATCAGTTGTTTCGGTTACAGTAATGCGAACGGTTTGAGCCGTTCCCATGTCATCGGCTGCATCAGCCGCAAGCACAGAAGATCCGACATTTAAAATCCCTGCGACACTTCTTGCCGTGTCAGCAGAATACTTATCGGTATCTCCTTCAATTCCAACTGAGATAACCGCAGTGGTTTTAGCAGTAAAAGAAATGCCCTCGATTCCAGCTTCTGCAGTATCGATTGAAGCAGTTGCCATGGTAAGGGTGCCAGCTGCAACGCCGGTAAGGGTATAATCAGTGTTATTTGCTGAAGTGGTTGCTCCGGCAATCGTGATTACATCTCCAATTTTAAAGCCGGCATCGACAAAGCCATCTGCCGAATCAGTAATGGTGTCATCTCCCGTATCGCCATCGACAAAGGCGATAGTTGTTCCATCAGCCGGTGTATAGGTAGCTGAATTTTTAAATCCTGCAGCTACATTTGCCTTCCATCCGATAGGAATTGCGCCGATAGGAAGATCTGTTGTGATATCATAATATCCGGACGTACTTGTGCCATCTGTAAAATCGCTGTATAAAATGGAATCTGAAGATAATACGTCAATCATTGGAACAGGATTTCCATAATAAGGCCTAATTCTTCCAAGTTTGCCTTTCATAATTTTCTCCTTAAAAAAGCCCCGAAATAATATAAAAAGATGACAGGAATTATATGAAATACGGGGCGAATCTCAAAACCTGTCATAAGTTGTTAAACCTGATCCGGTGCAGTAGTATAATCAGTTAAAAAACGATCAATCTGAATAGATGTGCTGGGTGCAATATTATCTGTTGCAGACATCATCGCAGACCATGATAGATTTTCAACCAAATCCTGATCGCCACCGCTTGCCGACATAGCATCATTGGAAATAGTGGCTCTTGGAAAACTGATAACGTACCCTTCTCCATTTTCATCAATTAATTCATAAGAAAGAGAAAATTCTGTGCCATCAACAAATTTAGAATACATATCGCTGTTGGTAAAATATGTATTCATGGAGCCTGATACTTCAAGCTGGCCAGGAGCAACACCAACGTTGCCTTCTGTTCCGATTGCCTGAATACCTCTCAGATTATTAGATAGAGTGTAATCAATTCCCTGAAAATAAACACCTGCGGCAGTCTGTTCCACACCATCAATCCTAACTCCTTCCATATGAGAAACAGCATTTAAAATGTTATTTCCTACAGAAGCCAGCACCGTTTCCGGACTGTCAGAAACCCCTGTATAGGCCGTAGAAGTTTTTCCCATAAAATCAAAGGAGCCAGTTATAATAGAACTTGACTGAACAGCAATTGACATTGCGTTAATAAGACAACCAGAATAAGAAAACCTTTGAACAGGATTAAGATCAGTGAAGGATTTTTCAACGTAATATGAAAGCCTTGTTGTGCCGTTTCTTAACATCGAGCCTTTAATAGAAACACTGGCAGTATCTGATTCGTCTGCCATGGTATAAGCTGTTGTCATAGTTAGCACTGTATCTGTCACGCTTAGGACTTGAAAAATGCCGTTGTTCGCTGTTTCAACCATTCCCGAAATTTTTACAAATTGCCCAGTAGTAACTTGGGCAAACGGTGTTCCGGCAGAAGCAGTAACGGTTCTACTTGTTCCGACAACGGTGGCCGTAATAACTTCATCAACAGATGTGCTCCATCGCTCCCACAGCGCCCCTTCTGAAAGTTCGTCAAAAGTTTTGGCTGCAAGCTCGATATCAAATCCACCGGAAACATTAAATCCGGTTGCGATTACATCAGAAATCTGGCGAGATGAATTAATATTGTTAGAGGAGATTGATTCTTTTGTAAATTGAAAAGATTCTCCCGTAAATGGTGTTAGTCGAAATGCCCCTGCAACAGGTAACACCCCATAGGCTGTCTCCTCCTGATAAGCAAGGGTGGTAAAATTACTGGATGCGATAGTCATTAAACAATTCTCCTATTGCTTTTAGAAAGCTGAATTGTTTATGACAAGTTACCTATTTGAAAGATCTCTATCCCAGAGAGTTTCAAAAACGATCCATCCCGGATCATAAGTTTTGGGAAAAACTTAAAATGACTCTAAAGGATTAATAAAATAAATGTCAAATTTTAGAAGGTTGTCTTACGAAATAGTTTCAATAGTTCGAAGATTAAAGGAAAGAGAAAGTTCACGAGTTTGCCACTCATCTGTGTTCTTGTCTCGGCCAATACCAAGATGATGGAAAAGCATGTTATCAATTGTTTTGGCTCGGAACAAAGAAAATATTTCATCTGTGTACTGGTCTTTTAAAGCAATTCCATCACCGTGCCGAATAAATATTCTAATAGAAAGAATTCCTGTGGTGAGAAAATACATATCTGGAGCACCAGCTGATTTTTGGAAAGTATCTCCCCAGCCAAGATAAGCAAATATCCACGGACTGGTTTTTTTTATATATTCGTCACCTATATCTTCGCCTTCAAAAACAAGAGGTGTTGTTGTCCAATTTGTATTAAGGTATGTAAATAAGCTTATTCTGGCATTATTCAAGGACATTATTATATCTCGCTCTTAAATTATTTTTTGTGTGTCTATAAGGCTTGTAACCTGGTCTGCCCCAAGTTTTGCCGCCATACTCAACATCCTGGTCATGATCACTTGTATTAAAAATCTTAGCGGTATCACCACAATCTATCTGCTCGGCTTTATTTTTTTCTATTGCTATCATTTGAGCTGATAAAGTTCTGCTGCCGGTAGGTGAATGATGGCTTGAAGTTGACTTACCATTGATAGAAATTTTATGATTTGCATCATATTCGCCTTCAGCAAAATTGCTTCCGGGTTCCCCTTTGTGTGGAGATTTTGCAAATAAAGAATCAAAAGCGGTCTTAGCAATATCTATTTGAACACTGGCAATTTTTTCTTTTTGTTTATCAAAAAATCTATCAAGTATTTGTTTACTTGCTTGCATTAAGAACTTGCTCCTGTTTCTTTTGCTCTTGCTTTGTATAGCATTGTTATTCCAGCCGGTCGGATTACTTTTAAATGTATCACAGAATAAATTTTCCCGCCAGCGATTATTGAAATATTTTCTTTATCCATAAGGTCTGGAATAGTATCTGGGACGGCACCTGAATGAAATGAAATTTCTACGTCTTCAGGATCAACAATATTGACAAACTCGGCAGTAAAATTTTTTAAAATAGCATGGGTAGGATATTGATAAGTTGTTGTTGAATTTTTTCCTGTAGCAATGTCATAGTCACCATCTTTTTCTTCGTAAGAAATAACAGCTGCAATGCCATTTTCTTTAAATCCCTGGTATGCTTTCTTTCCATACGCGTCCCAGTTCGCTGCCATGATATTATCCTCTCGTTATAGTCGTTTTATAACCGGGACGATTGATATAAGGTCTAATTAGATTTTCTATTGCAGTGAAAAGAGTTCCCGGACCTTCTTCAAAAAATTTTGTTTCAAACACTCCTTCAATTGAATCTGATTTAATCCCTGTCTGAACATCCGGCTGCAAAGAGCCTGGATCAGAAAGTTCTTTTAGAGCGCCTATCATCTGGGCCTGTTTTATTTTAACAGGAACTAAGGATGCAAATGCTGTCGATTTCCAATTTTGAACAGATAAAAAATCAAATGCTCTAATAAGAGCTGCTTCTTTCTCTTCGTTATCACCGTCAACCCAAACAGAATGTCCCCTTGTCTCGTGATAAGATTCTGTCTCAATGCTTGTTACAAAAGAGTTGCCGATTTCGAATGTTCCGTCATCTATTGTTAATGCCATGAGCTACAACCTTTTATTTTTTGATTGATTTTTTCTTAATAGAGGATTTTTTAACGGGCTTTTTTTTAACAGGCTTTTTTTTAACAGATTTTGTAGAAACTGGTTCTTCCTTGATGGGTTGATCAGGTTGTCGAAACCTGTTCTTTTTTATAGCCATCTTTCTTTTAAACCGACTGTTTATTTTTTGCATAAAAACCTTTGTAGAGGAAAGAGATTAACCGGGTGTTGCCACCCGGTCTATAAAAATTAATCAAGATCGATTAGTTGGTCTCGATCATTACACATCTAACATTCTTTTTCTCGTAAACACGATCCCACTGAGCAGCTTCTAAACACTCTGCATTGGTAGGAGAAACGCCTGCGATGGCAGATTCTTGCCACTGGAATCCTCTTGGATGCAGAAGAAAGTGTCGTCTTGTTATAAGAAAATCATATCCGGAAAGCTCTTCCCTGCCGGTTTCAACTGGCACTGGAGCCTGGCCTTCACCTTTACCAACTGCGCCTTCAGCAAATAAATAACTTTGATAGACAGTGCCGCTTGTGGTACCAGCTCTTGTCGGACAGGTATCATCTTCGATGACTCTTTTGTTTAAATAAAAAGGAATATCATCTTTGCCTTCAGAAGCCGGTTTAAAATCAATCAATTCTTGCTTAATAAGATCAGTCAGACACTTGGAATGCATTGCAATTGCAGTAAATTTACCTTTTGCATCGCCAAGCAGCTGTGCGCCGTCAAGGATTGCAATCGGATTCATTACTGTCGGAGCAGCATCATTCCACTGTTTAATATCACCTGTTACTTCTGCGGCAGCAGTATGAATTAAATCGCCTGAATCATTTGCCAAGTTGTCAGCAAAAACACCGCCAAGAGAATTAATTAACAGGGCTTGTTCTTTAGTATTCCACCAATCAGCAACATAAGATGCAATGGCAGCCATGGGATCTGCGCCGGAAATGGCAGCAGCAAGATCATTGGAACCCCAGGCTTTACCTCTGGTATGCAGCCGAGCTTTGTCAAATGCCGTGGTGATGGCATTAATGGTTAATGCTGCAGAGTCGCTTAATATTTCGTCATCCCCGGAGAGATCCTGGAAAAACGGCATTGTAAGGAGTGTACCTCCAGCAATTGCAAGGGCATCGAGCTTTGGATCAGGAACGATAATTCCAGCCTGGATCAATGCGTTTCTGTTTACGGATTCTTCAAGCATGTACTTTAAGAATACCGATGGTTCAATTACATCAGCTATACGGGTCTCAACCATTTTTTACTATCCCTTCCCTGCCATTTTTTTTAATCGCTCATATTCAGCAGGATTTGTTTTTAAGAGGTTTCCCTGTTGAGTCAAATTGAAGTGTTCTTTGGAAAAAGGATTTTTCTCACCGGAACCATTATCGCCGTTGTTTCCATCAGCACCGGATCCGCCGGATTTTGTCTTTTTTGCAAAAATGCCTTCTCCTTGAAATTCAGGTTTTTCACGCAATTCATTAATAAAATCGGAGATGGTCATGGCGATGCCTGTGTCAGTGATTCGTGTGTTGCCATCGGAATCGACGACTTTGGCTTTATACTCACCGGAATCGTTTTTTAAAACTTTAATATGGTCAGAAATATGAGGCATTAAAATAGGAATATTTCCTTTTGCCTCTGCAAGAGCAGCTATAATCTGTTTGTCCTTGAGTTCTTTCCCAAGAGCGTCCCGCATAGCGGTAATTTCAGTGTCTTTTGTTTCGTTAACCTTTTTAAGTTTATCCTTATAGACGTTTACTTGCTGGTCATGTTCTGTTTGAAGACTTTCGAGTATCTTAGCATTTTCACCTTGAAGCTGTTTTTCAAGTTTTTCCCATTGCTCCTTGTCTTTCAGCTTTTTTTTGTTTCTTTTAATATCTTCTTCTTTGAATTTTTCAAGGTCTGAAATTGCTTTCGCATACTTTTCAGGATCTATCCCTTTAAGTTTTTCAAGATCAAGTCCATCAGTTAGAGCTAATTTTTCCTTGAGAGTTTTTTCTGCAATTTTTCGAGCATCCCGCTCTTCTCTCATGGTTTTGCTAAGACTGGAGACTTGTGGATGTGCATCAATATTAAGAATATCAAGAACAAATTTATCTCCGGAAGGCTTATAAAGTTCTTTTATGCCTTCGTCTAACCCGTCTAATGAATCAACGATTACTTTGAGCCCCATAATTTTCTCCTTTAGTAAAAAGCGATCCCCGCTTTTTTCTTTTCTCAGATATCCCATCTGAAATTTGCATTACGTTTAATCAATCTGTTATTGCAAAATGAATAACTTTTATTATCTTTTTGGAAGATTAACCGATGAGATGTCAAATTTTAGAAGGAACAAAATGTTTTTTTTGCGGGGCAGGTAAAAAAATATGAATAATTTCTATGAGTTAGTCGAATTCTACGGAATTTATATAAATTTTGTTGAAAAATCAGTACAAAAAGTTGTTTTAATTTTGAATTATGATCATATAAAAGCAGAAAGCTTGATTCATCAAGTTGCTGTAATTGATTTGATTAAAGATTTATTAGAACAATATCCTGATGGTGATATTTCTTTTTTAATCAAAGAGGCAAAGCTTTCAAAAGAAGATCTTTGTTATTATTTAACAGCTATTGAAATTCTTTTTCCTACATTGATCCGAATAAAGAATATTTTTGGCAATGATAAAACAAATGCTCTCCTCGCTACAAAGAAAAAAGCTGCTATTAATTTTTTTATAAAAACAACAAGAGACGACCAGGAGATTGCAGATAGACTCAATGTTAAAGTTAGTGAAATTGAAATTGCTAGAAAAAACCTGCCGATTATCCGAGAAGAAAATTTAATAGTTCAAAAGCTTAGAGCTGAAAATAAAATTCGTGAATTTTTCACAATTTATCCTTACTCCACGATCGTAGAGGCCTCTAAATTTTTACAAATAAAATCGCAGATTTTGCGATCTGTTGTAGAACAATTACGAGTGAGTGGTGAGGATATTAAATTTAACAATGTCCCAAAAATTTTTGAACAAGAAGAAATTAGTCGCAAAGTAATTAAAATTAAAACCGAAGAGCCTGCCATTACCAATTCAGAAATTTCTTTACAGCTTGGCATTCCAGTTTCTGAAGTTAAAAGAGCAATCCAGAATGCCGTTAAAATCTGGCAAATAGAAAAAGCAGATAATTACGATTTTCATTTTAATAAAACTTCTACGGGGTTGGACAATATAGAAAAAGAAGCATGGGCTCAACATGAAAAAGCAAATGGTGGCCGACCAAGTTCCAGATGGCTTGAAATTGCTTTGATGGCCATGGAAAAAAGAATTGCCATGCATGGCCTTAAAGCTCCTGAGCGATTGGATATTAGACAAGAAATAAGAATGACAAAAGAAGAAAAAGATAACGTTATCGAGGCAGCCATGGCTGCTGACACAATTGATATTGATTTTGAAAAAATTGAAGTGACCGGGAGAGAAAATGCGTGACATTAAAGAATTTAGTACAGGGGATCAATTTATTATCCCAATAGATGATGAGTTTGATGGAGATGTTTTTACCATTACCAATGTTAGACGATTTGGAAAAAATCTTATTGTCGATGGCATTTGTGATGGGGACGGTGATGTTGCTATCAATATTTCTATTAATACAAATGAAATAGAGAGGATTTGATGCAACTCAATCCGCTTACAATTTCTGACCCTACGATACAGGATTATGCATATTCCAGATTGTTATCTTACATTAAAATGGAAATGCCCTCCTATATAATAGGTAAACATCATCAATTGATTGCTCATTATCTGCAAAAACTTGAAAAAGGAGATATTACGCGGTTGGCTATTTTTATGCCACCGCGTCATTGACGGAAAGACAATGCTTGCTTCCGAATTTTTTTCTGCCTGGTATCTGGGCAGGAACCCTGAACATGAAAT